ATGCGTATTGAAATCTGCATAGCCAAAGAAAAAATGACTAAAATGCCAACCGGTGCTGTGGATGCGTTAAAGGAAGAATTAACCCGACGCATCAGTAAACGTTATGACGATGTAGAGGTGATCGTAAAAGCCACCAGCAACGATGGCCTTTCTGTTACACGCACCGCAGATAAGGATTCTGCAAAAACTTTTGTTCAGGAGACTCTGAAAGATACCTGGGAATCTGCTGACGAGTGGTTTGTTCACTAATTAACACGTAAAATCGGTAACGGCTGGAAATCATTCAATACTCGCACTATCGAAAGTTCTCCAGCCAGCCGCAGCACGTTCTTGCATACGACGTGGCTGCGGCTTCCAACATTAGACAAATAACTCTTTAAATAAATTATTTCGTTTGAATGCCAGTAACAGGAAATCGTTTATATAGGGTTGATAGCCCAACGTTATAGATACGTGCAACATAACGCCGTGATTTCCCTGCCGCTATGAGCGCTCCCATCTGTTTCCACTGCTCGTCGCTAAACTTCGGTCTACGCCCACCAATCCGGCCTTTGGATCTGGCAATAGCCAAACCAGCTAAAGTTCGCTCGCTATTCAAATCAGATTCATACTGCGCAGCAGAAAGAATATTACGGAAATTATAGCGACCACTTGCTGTTTTCAGGTCTACGCCATCTGTAATACTCCGAAAATTAACACCTTTTTCGTGCAGATTTTGAAACATCAATAGCGCATGCAGCACATTTCTCCCTATCCGATCTAACTTCCAGACAATCAACTCATCTCCACTTTTCATCACCGTAATTAATTCCTTTAACACAGGGCGATTAGCTGTTCTGCCACTGGCATATTCTTCATAAATTCGCTCACAGCCAGCTGACTCAAGTGCAAGACGTTGCAACTCTGTATCCTGATGATTTGTTGATACACGAACATACCCGTAAATCATGAGTGCTTCTCCTGTTGTAAAAACAGGAGAAGAGGCGAAATATCACCTGATTCAGAAAAATATTTGAAAGGTTGGTTTGGGAGAAGCGGCAAAACGAAATGTGGGAACAGGGGAAAATCAGATACCTGATATGTCATCATATGCATCAGGTTCAGGCTGGCGAAAAATGCCAGATGGTTCAATTGAACAGTGGGGACGAATTAGTTTTCCTGGTGAACACGGGCCTGTATCCGCCAATGTTTCATTCCCGATTCCATTTACACAGACACCGGGCATTGTAATTGTGTGCGATGGTGGTTTCGGGGGCGGGAATATGTGGGGGGCAACCAACTGGAGCACTACCGGCTTCATAGCTCACTGCAATTATGGTCTTGAAGGTGGTGCGTTTTTCGCTAAGGGTTGGTAATGATGAAATATCTATACGTAAACAACCTGGCATATCCTTACGAACTTCAGTCTCTTTATGTTGAAAAAGGTGAATGGCCTGAAGAAAAAGGTGTTGATATAGACGAAGTAATTTTCAGGGAATATTTCTATGATACACCACCAGAAGGAAAATACAGATGTGTCGGAGAGGATGGACTGCCTGCATGGGCAGATATTCCTCCACCAACACGTGAAGAACAAATTGCATCAGCCGAAACTAAAAAGCAGCAATTGATTAACCAGGCCAACGAATACATCAACAGTAAACAATGGCCAGGTAAAGCATCAATTGGTCGTCTGAAAGGTGAGGAACTGGCGCAATATAATTTGTGGCTGGATTATCTGGACGCACTGGAACTGGTCGATACTTCCGGTGCGCCAGATATTGAATGGCCTACGCCTCCGGCAGTTCAGGCCAGATGACGTCCGGCGCTGTGCTGGTTTCTGTTGCCGTCACCGCGTCAATGTAATCCAGCACAGCGTTAAGTCGGGTGTTTTCTGGCTGCGTCAGCTTCCGCCCAGCCTGTAATTTCAGTTGAATCAGACTGATGGAAGCCATTGCAGCATCAATCAGCGACTGGCGCTGTGCTTCTGCCGCTTCTACTGCGGCGCTATGCTGTGCCTCGGTATCCGTCACCCATTTCTCACCATCCCATTTATCGTATGGCGTTAACGGTGAAAGCGTGACATAACCGTCTTTGATGGCACCGATATAATCCACTGTAACAGCTGCGCCATTTTCAGTTGAGTAAACGGTCTCATTGCGATGGTCTTCTTCATGGCTCCATCCCTTACCCGTAAATACTGCCACTTTTCCCGGAATGTTTTCGCCCGGGTCAATACCAGTGGAACAGGCGGGTATACTTACGCCAGTATTAATATATTCATCAGACCAGCCCGTATACTCAGATGTTTCAGCATCATAATAAAAACAACGCATATCGCCCGGCACTGTAGCCAGCCCATTTTCATCAAAAACAGGTTTCATTATTTAGCCCTCACCAGAAAGTTAAATGCAATATTTCGCGGTCTGACAGCAACAAAATTCACACCATCACCCACAGAGTTACTGGTGAAATTAAATCGTGAAAATCCTGGCTGTTTTCCGGCGATGCCATCATGAGAGTTAATTGCGTGTCCCGCACCTCCGCCTATATTCCCGGCAAACTGAGAAAAGTTTGTAGCTTCCTGCCAGCTTAATAATTCGCGACCACCGTCTGCACCTCGCCCGTCATCCCAGATACGAATGAAATCACCGCGGGCTTCAGGTAATACCAGCGAAGGAAACACTTTCGCCAGCACAGGATAATCAGTGGCAGAGAATTTCGCGCCGTTGAACTTCAAAAACACCATACTGGACCAGCTGTCGATTACAGTATTTGGCATTGCAGCGGACGGCCAGAAGAACGGAACGCCAATAGCTGGAGCACCTTCTCCCAAACCAAGGTTTTCGAGAGCCGTTTCCACCGTGCCATCCGATTTGATATCGCCAAACGGATTCTTGCGGCTTAACAGCAGCGCACGAAGCGCGGTAAGCAACTGGTCGTGCCGCGCCTTCTCCAGGCTGGCACCGGAGGCCTCCACCACGCTACAAAGTTCTTCCTGCAACATGTCAAAGTAGTCATCATCCAGATCGGTGGCAGGTGTGCCGGTCTGGGGGTTACCACGGGTAAAACCGTTCTTACCCGCGCCGAACTTATCCTTCTGCGCGGTTTTCGTGTCTATACGATGCATGGATTACTCCGGATATTTAAAAATTACGTAGGTATGCGAAGGGCAGAGTTTGTTAAGCACGCACTCGACAACGGTGTCGCCCCAGATACGCAGTGCGGAATCACAGGGATCGCCACATGTCATCCAGGTGGTGTTGGTGGCGGCTGGCATGTTGACCTGCCAGTAATACCGCCATTCCGGCGCATTCACTGCGTCAGTACAGGCCGATGAGCAGGTGAACGTGCTTTTATCGTATCGCGTGATAGTGGCGTCTGGTCTGCCCAGGGCAGCAAGCTGTGCAAGGTAAAAATCCTCATTGATGCCGCCCGCCAGATTAACCTTCGCATCCAGCCGTTGCTGACGCTGGCGAAGGGTCTGTGTCCCTGCGGGAATACATTCATCCGGCAGGCCGCACAGACGCTCCCAGCGATTTATCAGTTCGGTGGTGGTGCGCGGATCCAGCTCCCGCATCAGGGCATCCGCACGCTGATGAACGCGGGTTAATGACGGTGCCGCACCGGCAATCGCCGGATCGCTGGCTGACCACGCCGGACCGGGGGGCAACAGTGCCGACAACAGACGGATGTAATCATCGTTTGTCACGTCCATGAAATCGTCCCCAGTACCGCCAGTTCATTTTTTGCAATGGAGATATTGTCTGCCGGTGCAAGCAACTGATGGCTGTATTCCCCGTTCGCACCGGAAATCGCTTCACTGATACGCGACACCTTCAGTTCTCCCTGCGGATAACCATCACGCAGCAGGAACGAACGCAACTCCGCGGTGATGGCAGCCCGTATTTCCGGTGTATCCGGCGTCACACGGATATGAAAATCCACCGTATGCGCCACCGGCCTGAACACATACAAATCAGAGCCTGCCACCGGGGCCAGTGGCCCGATATGTTGTCTTGCCGCCGTTTCCGTTGATTCTTCCGGAATGGGATTAATCAGGTCGCTGCTGGCAATCATCACACCGACAGTCCCCGTTCCCATCCAGTGTCGGTATGTCCATGCGCGGGTAATGCCGGGAACTTCTTTAGCCCAGACGACATAGTCCCCGTCAGCCCCGCCCTGAGGCGTCCAGTAATACCGCTCAATGACGCGGGCGCGCCACGTTTCCAGCTCTTCAGTATCAAATCCACCTGTCAGTGTATCTGCCACGCCGGAAGACGGCAGACCATTCACCGGCGTGACCAGGATTAATGACGTACCGTCGTCAGCGTTACCGACCGCGCCTGCACTTGAGCAGGCGATCGGCACGCGCAGGACACCACCGGAGCTGGTTGCATCGGCAGTTGCCGTGTACTGAACCAGGTCATCGCGCTGAATAACACTCCCGGCGGTCACCTTCAGGCCATCGCTGACACCTTCCCAGCGCATATACCCGCTGGCAGCCGTGGCCCCCTTGCGCGGACACCGTTTCATCGCAGCATGTCGCGCCAGCCAGGACTCATCGCACAGGTCAGGCAGCATGTTCATTGCCAGATAATCGATGTACCCGTAAACCGTATGCAGCGCCGCCGCATACACCTTTGCCCGCACGTCTTCATCCATGCGCCGGAGCGTGTCGCTGACGTCCAGCCTGGCGAATAAATCGTTACGGAGCATACTGATATTTTCTGCCAGCGTCGGGCGCTGAAATTCACTGTCCGCCATGCGTTATCGCACTCCACAGATCATCAAAAGAAATCATTACCGGTCCGTCACGACGCCAGAGAGTGATACTGTTACCCAGTTCATTAATCCCGGTGCGGCGGATATCCAGATCAATACGGGACACCACGCCATCATCAATCATCCATTGCAGGCATTCGCGGATATACCCCCTTACCGTCTGCACCAGCTGATTGGTCAGTTTGCTGCGCTGAAGCAGCCACAGTCGGGAGCCGTAACGGTCATTCTGTACCGCAGGCCAGGTATCCCCCCACCATCCCATCGGGACGTCGGCGTTGTCATCAGGCTCCGCCCGCCGCCAGGTAAACAGGGAAATCACCACGGCGCGGGTCAGCGGATCCAGCGGTGCGCTGGCGCAGGTGCGTTTACCGTTCACCGTCAGCCACAGTTCCATCATGCCTCCATCGCTTTATCAGGTTTGTCGGTATTACTGCCCTGACCGTTCTCTCTGTGACGATGCCCGTTATAGGCAAGCCGCATCGCTGACATGGTGGTGCCGCCGGAGTCGCACAGGTCTTTCACCTGTCCTGTCACTTCCAGGTCCATTTCAAAACGTGCTTTAGGTGAATTGCGAAACGTGATCGTTTTACCTGCACCGTCCACCACGATCCCCTCCCGGGTCAGCGTCACGGACTGCCCCTGATCGTCATAGACAGCCACCTCACCCGTCTGCAGCCCTTTCAGGCGGTAGCGCCGGTCCGACACCGTAACAACCACCGCATGAGAACGGTCGCCATCCGGAAACAACACCACCGCTTCCGCACCGCTGTTTGCCCTTGCGGTAAAACCGTAGGGTTCAAGATGTTCAACCCCTGCTTTGGGTTCACCGGCAATCAGGGACACATCCACGGTCTGACATTTCGTGGCGGCACTGATGCTTTTCACAACGGCCCGCCCAATCAGGCCGAGAAGTTGTCGCTGCATGGCTTCAATCGTCCTCATCAGAACGGGTCCTCCTGTACTCTGGCTTTTTTCTTTTTCCGCGCGCCGGGGGCTTCGGGCTCAGGCAGATAAGCATCAGGTGGGCCGACACGGATTTCCGTCAGGGTGCCGTTCTGGTCCTGAGTAAACGTGACTTCCGAAACAAGCAGTTCGGTATTGTCGAAACCACAGACCGGATCAAAGACAATCACCCGCTGGTTTGGCTGCCACAGCGTACCGTTACCCTGTCGCCAGCCCTGCACCACATAGGTGGTTTCATCCGTCCGCGCCGCCCGTTGTCGGGCTTCAAAGTCCGCACGGGCAATACAGCCTGCCCCCGTAGCCTGCCCTGTCTGCCTGATATACATCGGACGGTAACGGGCAATAAATGCGTCCTCTGTGCGGGCCCGCAGCGCGGTGGTGGTGGCCTCACCGAAATCATCGTCGTTTCCGGCACGCTGCCCCGCCACCTGGTAAACAGAAAACCGCTCCCGGATACTCTTCTCCGTATCACAGGAAAGGATGTTTTCCCCAAGTACCAGCGCGGTATGTGCCCGCGTTGAGCCAATACCGCCAATCACCAGCCTGCCGTGCGGGTCGTCGTAAGCCAGCGCCTGCTGCTGACCGAGTATTTTGTTGATTACCTCAATCACCGTTTCACCGTGATCAGGCTGAACATCAGGAATAACACCCGACGGCGCACCGCTGTTCACCACCTCAATGCCGAAAGGCGCAGCAAGCGCCTGCGCAATCTGCACCAGCGAGCGTCCGTTAAACTGTGTCGGTTCGGCTGCACAGTCAATCAGGTCAGCCGTCAGACTACGTCCGGCAATACCGGTGCTGACCGAACGGGCATCGTAACGAACGGGAGTCGCCTCCACCCAGCCGGTGATCACCAGCTCATCACCAATCAGCACTTCCACTTTTGAACCGTTTTTAATGCGCGGCTGAAGCGTGGTGATACCCTCATCTCCCGGCCACTGGCGAGTGATCTCCACACTGAAATCCCGCGCCAGCCGTTCAATACCGGCACCGATGCGCACCGATGTCCAGCCATTCCACTCCCGGCCATTTACCCGTAGCGTGACATTGTCGTTCATTGCACTGGCACCTTCAGAGGGATCACCGGCACAAAGCCGGGATGTGTAATGGCATTACGCCGGATAATGTCCGCGTCACGCGCCGCGTTATCAAACCAGGTCGCCGCCAGCACCAGCGCGGGTAAAACCTCATCCGGCGTGCGCTGAATGATCCGTGCAGACTGTTCAAGGCGCGTGTTGATATCCGCATTCAGATCTGCTTTCACCCGGCGCAGCGCCAGAAACAGCGCATCACTGGTTGTACGGGACAACTCCTTATCAATTGCCGTATTCAGTGTGTCGCGAATGTCGGTCAGTTCTTCCCACGTTGGCAGGTCAACCGTGTTTTTCACCGCCGGTGCATTGTTCAGTGCCGGATGCGTGACAGAAGGCCAGCCGGTGCTCTGCGCGGGTGTTGTTGACTGCCCTACTGTGGCATTCTGCATCACCGCGGAAGTTGTGGGCGCAGGCAATCGTGTGACGGCATACGCCGCTTCGCTGATTGCGGTCGTACGAAGGGTGCTGGCAACCACGTTACGCTGCTGCGTCGCCGTGGCGGTGGTTTTACTGTCCGTTTTCCAGACGCCGCGCGGTTGCAGATCGCTGCCGAGGCTGACACCGGAAAGCGTTTTGATCATGGTGACCAGGTCGCTGGCGTTACCATAAAGGCGTTTCCCGGTACGCCACATTTTCTGCACCTGCTCAACGAAATTTTTGCCTGACGATGGCGGCGGCAGAAGTACCGAGATATCCCCCTGCAACAGCCTGGCGGCATCCGATACGGCAGAATCCACCACTTTCATCGCATCAGAAACATACCCCAGCATTATGCTGGCATTACCGATAACGTCGTTCTGCACGAAATCCGCCACACCATCGATACTGAAACCGCTGAAGCTGTCACTGATGCAGTCATCCAGTGCAGAACAGGATGACATCAGCGTCTGCGCCGTCGCCGCACCTGATGTGGGGTAAGAGAGTTCTCCTGCTTCGACAAACTTCAGGTCAAAGCGGACAATACGCCCTTCACTTTTCGATGTGCTGACCCGAACTTCCCCGTCAACACAGACTTTCAGCTCACCATATGTCGGGTGGACAAGCGTGCCGGGACCGGGTTTATTCAGCGCGTCAATCAGGCGATCGCGCTGGTCAAAGCAGTCATCTCCCACCACATAAGCTGTGATGGACGGGCGGAAAGTGACTTTTCCCAGATCTTCGGTATAGGGCTTGTCGCGGTTCGGGTATTCATGTGTTTCCACACGGCGACCGGTTCCCGCACTTTCTTCTTCAACCTTAAACGGTACGCCGCGAAATGACGCATCCTGAAGCCTGCCTTTCCACGTCATATAAACTCCGGATACAAAAAACCCGCCAAATCTGCTTTGTCAGTTATTTACATCGCAGAAGATGTGGCGGGGTTCTAATATTTTCAATTACTATCTGAGTTGAACATCAATGGAATAAACATTACTACTCTTTATAAATTTAGAGTCCGTCCTTTCATCAAAGGACTCAAATGACTGTACCTTTGAAAACTTTTTCATTTTATTTTCAAAAATACTTTCATTAACACCAGTTAAATACTTGAATGCTCTACCAGCAAGGACCTCATTACTTAAAGTTTGTGTGTTTTTATTGTCCTTGAAAAACCAAATAATAACCTTTTGTGGACATGATGGATTATAAACAGATATATAAAACTGCGGCTCATATTTTTCATCAGCATCATCACTAAGCATCTCTTCAAAAGACAATTCTCTCCTGAATTCATATTGACGCTTAGTTATTCCTTCATCCTTTACTATCTCTTGCTTAACTGGTGCAATACCTATAGAAGAGATTAATTCTGACTCATTAAAGCTGAACTTACACTCTTCCGCTGCCAAGTTAAAAGATAAAAGTGCAGATATAAAAAACACAAAGATACGCATAATCATCCCTTCAATCATTTGTAAGGAATGATTATATTAACTACTTAAAGCTGAAAACCCAAATTATGCCAGACAAAAACACATTAATCATTTTGTACACTACCTGAACCGCGTATAGCCAACATCATGGCTGACATCAATACCGCTGGATCGCGTTTCCATAACCCGCATACCTGGTGGCATATTCACAAAAGATACCTTGATCTCACCATCAACTTTTGGCGCAGAAGCTTTGTTAATCATGAAGGGATTCGGGCCTGTGGCACCGGAGGCGTTGTTTGACTGAGCCGGATCAACCGCCTGATAAGGTGTGTATCCCCGCGCCGGTATTCCCGTCCCATAAGCATCATAGGCACCTGCGCCCCACTGCGCAGAGTTAATGGCATCGACCGTGTCACCGGAACTGTCAGTAAACCACTCAATAATTGGCTTCAGCTTGTCCCACATATCCTGAAACCACTTAACAACCGGTCCCCAGTTATTGATCACCATCCCCAGCGGCGACCAGGCAAAAACTTTCTTAAGGAGTTCCCAGCCAACCTCAAAATAAGGACCAATGGTTTCCCAGAGCTTCTTGAAATAAGGTCCAACAACATCCCAGTTAGTGATAATTAATCCCGCAGCCAAGGCAATCGCCGTCGCAATCATGCCAATCGGCGTCATCGACATGATCCTGCTGACGATACTGATGGCACTGCCCACGCCCATCAATCCCAGTTTCAGAATCGCAAGACCGGCAGCAAGCCCGACGACGCCGCGAATAACCCGGGGATTTTGATCCGCAAACTTCGTGAATTTCTCCCCCAACTCCCCCAGCCATTGCGTGATATTTTTAGCGTCACCAGAAAATGCGCCGCCAATAGCTGCAAGGCCGTTAGTTGCGGTCCCCGTCATTGCCTCCCACAGGTTGGACAACGTACCAAGCTGTGCCTGAACACGTTTATTCAGGCTGGCCTGTTTATTCATCTTCTGCTGGATCTGATCGTAACCATCCTTTCCTTTATCGATCAGCGCATTGACCACCTGAATGGTTTCGGCATCATCACCAAATATTGCCTTAAGTACATTAGTTCGCTTAACGTCAGTCAGTTTTCGCAACTTTGCCAGTTGCTTAAACATGTTATCAAGACCGCCAAAACTTCCTTTGCCGTCAGTAAAATCGAGCTGTACCCCGAGTTTCTGGCGGGCCATGACTTTATTGACGTCCCTGATTTTCTTAACACTTAATCCGGACTGGATAACTTTTCGCAGAGCATTACCTGCCGACTCCCCGTTCATCCCCATCTGATCCATCATGACGCTGATGGGGGCAAGGCTCTGTGCAGCCTGAAGACCATCCTTGTTCACCATCTTCAGAACAGAACTGGTTTTAGTGAAGAAGGACAACATGTTGGTATCGTCAACGCCCAGATAAAACGCCTTCTGGATAGTGTCGAACAGCCCCATCATGTCTTCTGACGCCGTTCCGGTAGCATCCTGCATCTTTGCAGCAAACTCAGCAGCCGCTTCCGGTGTTTTTTTCAGTTGTACCGCAAGATAAGCTGTCGCTTTACCCACACCACCCAGAATGTTTTCTGCCGGGATCCCCTGACGCACCAGCATCTGCATCATGTTCTGGAAATCAGCCGTTGTACCGGGTAGCTGGTTACCCAGGCCAATAGCCAGTTTATTGATGTCCTGAAAGCTCTTTCCAACCTCACCGTTCGCATCCATCATGGCGACTTTCAGCCCGGTAGCGGCGTTTTCCTGATCGGCATAAGATTTCAGGGAAAGCGTCAGCCCCGCTGCCAGTCCGCCCCCAAGCGCCAGCCCACCCTGTGACGCTTCTTCCGCCTGGCGTTTAAATCCCCGGATTTTCTTTTGCATTTTCGACAGCGCGGGAGAAAGCCTGTCGACACCGGTGATCAACGCCTTAAGCTCAAATTCAGCCATGTGTGCGTTTCTCCTGCTCTATCCTGTTTGCCTGACTGACCAGTAAGGGAATTTCACTGATCGGCATATTCAGCAATTCGAAAGGATTAATGCGCCAGTAGCTGGCGCAGTCAAAGAAGCGATCAGTGAGGTATTCAGCCGTCAGGCCTGGAGGAAAAAACCAGCCACAAGCCACGCCGCTGCATTCAGGTCTGCCGGAGACATCTGGTCGACAGAGCTTTGCGGCACTTTCGCCAGCCGCACAATGTATTTCGACACCACATGCGCCAGAAGTTTGACTGACTCATCCTGATTCATCTGGTAGGGATACCCCAGCTCGCGGACATCCTTCCCGGTGGGCTCATCAAACTCCAGTACGGAGAGTGTCTCGCCATGAGCAGTAATCGGTTTCTTTAACTCAAGCTCTTTCATTACTGGTAATCCCCTTCTTCACCGTGGAACTCAAGATCAACCGTGCCTTCTTCGGCATTATGGTTCGCTTCGCCGTGCAGCCAGGCAGACGACAGTACATAGACCTGACCGTTCGCCAGCTCGGCAGTGATAGTCATCTCATCAGACGAGGTGATTTTGTTCACCGGAAAATTCTTCGGCACCTTGAAAGTCCCTTTGACATAAGGCGCACGGTGAGTTTCCTTGCGGTCCACTGAACCGTCCAGGCCGATGATGTCATCATTGACCGTCCTGTTCATGGGCACCTCAATGCCGCCGGTCAGCGATAGCTGTTGACCGTCAATTTTGAAATAACAGGTTCCCCCGATACGGGCCATTATGCAGACTCCTCTGAATACTGAAGACGGAACTGGTTAACCACGGCAAAGACACGCAACTGGTTAACATAGTCAGGCGGGAACAGCGTGTTCAGGCGGTTCGGATCGCTGGCATCACGCTCCACAACCAGGTACTGCTTAAACAGTTCGTAGTTTTCCACGATCCCCGCACGCTCAAGCTGACGGTAGGTTGCCAGCAGTTCCCCTTTGATCACCGCCGGTGTGACAATCGCCTGACCGGGACCAAAGCGGGTACCGTCGCTGGCAAGCTTGTGACGCCCGTACTTACTGGTAATGACGGATTTCAGTTTGCGCAGCACATACGCGCTGGTATGCAGCGTCTCGCTGTCGAGGTAGCTGTTATCCGCAACACCGTAAGCGTTTTTCCTGTACGTGGTGACATCACGCTGAATGCGCAGCACCCCGCTTTCGACATACGCCGTTGCCACGCCATGAGACAGCAGGGTCTGTTGTTCGGTCATCGTGAACCGTTTCCCCTTCGGCGCAGGCAGCATACCCACCAGCTCACCGGTCTGCGTGGGACGTGCCGGATCGTTGCGAATAAACACCGCTGCGCGGGCGGTACGGCTTGCCGCCAGCTCGTCGGCAGGCGTCTGGGTCTCTTTTTCGTATCCCGCCAGGGTAATGTGCTGCTGGTTAAACTGGTCACCTGCGGTCACCAGTTCTGACAGCGTGCCGATCTTTGCCGTATACACATGACCATACAGCTGACGCGCATAGCTCCAGCGACCGCTGGTATCGTTCATCTCGGTCACCAGCGTGTTAACGGAGGCCGTGTCGTTGAACGGCAGGCCGATATAATCAAACGGCTCATCCGCCATTGCAGCCACCGCGCCGGTGAGAACAGGAGCGCCCGTTCCGGCGGTACCCGTCGCCACGGCAATCTGTACGCCCGCTGGCAGCACTTCGCCCCCACCAAAGCCGTAGTAATTGAGGCTGACAGGAATTTCATTCCCGCAAAGCCCCTTATGACGCGCGGTCAGTGTGACCACGCCTGCCGAAGATGAGGCAGTAAACGGCAGGGTCGGAACGGCATTGATGGCATCTTTGATACTGCTGGCAATCGTCGCGACGTTATCGCCGTTGGTCACCGGTGCCTGCACGCGGGTACGTCCCACATAAACATTCACCGTGCCGGTTTCGGTTGCCGCGCCGGTCACCGTCAGCGTAACTGTTGCCGCCGCGCCCGTGGATTCAGGAACGGCAATCACATACAGTTCACCAAACGGGTCGGTCTGGCGATAAGCCTCGACCATACGCGCCAGCTGACTTCCCGCACCACAAATCTGGCGTGCATAGTCTGCCGATGGCATCAGCACCAGACTGTTGGCAACAATCTCTGCACCGTTATTGGCATGACCAATCAGCAGCGATGCTCCGCTGTCCTGTGCAGTATTCGCCGCCGAGTTATCCATTTCCGCATAAAAAATCGGAACCAGCGTATTCGACGGAATGGTGTTAAAGCTTATCGTCATCGGTATTCACCTTTTCATTCACGCGCCGGATATCACCCGCTGCTTCACGGCGCAGCCAGTAGTTGTTCTCATCAACATTTCGCCCCTCGGCGGGCAAAAGGTCGCCGCGGGCAGGGTCAGGAACTGACCGCCCTTTAACAGGTTTCACAAACATGAAGATTCTCAGGAAGGAAGGGTTATTTCGGTGTGATGTTCGATATCGCCGTCAGGCCCGTTACCGGGATCGAGATAATCAACATCAATCGCCAGCGTTCGCAGTTCATCCAGACTGTTCAGGTCATCCTGCTGGCGGGTATCGTCTTCGGTCAGCTCGCTGATGACCGAAAAATCGAACTGATAAATCAGCTCATGACGATTCAGATCCAGCAGCGTGCCGCCGTCATAGGTAATCGGGTTACCGCACGCTTCCGGGTTCCAGCCCAGCAGAGCCTTAAAGAGCATCTGCCGGACATCGTCCACCACATCATACGAGGCAAACTGACCGCGCTCATCACGCCCGTTACTCAGTATGACAACCACGGAGAAGCCCTCTTTCAGCTCCTGCCAGTAGTCGGTCTGGCTTTTGTTTTCTCCCGGAGAGTCATCACCCGGTACCACATACGCCGCCGGGAGTCTCAGCTTTCCGACCTCCGGCAGATTTTTGAACTGTGCCGCGCCTGCTACCCGGTTTTCAAAATACGGGCAGCGGGCACGCAGCGCAGCAATAACAGGCGTCAGTTTCATCTGTGTCGTCGCTCCGGCTTCAGTGATTTACGCAATTCCCGCGCCAGAAAATAGCGTGTCCAGCTGCGGTTCTTTTCAAGCGTTTCCACCATAAAGTTATTACGTGGAGCCAGCCGCCAGCCGCTGCCACCGGATGCACCACGATGATGACTACGACGACGTTTTGCTCCTCCCCGGACACCAAAAAACAGAAACGCCGGATAGAAGTCACCAGAGATCATCCGGTTCCCCTTCCCGTTGCGCTGGTTAGGGGCAATGCGTGTCATAAAACCGGCTCGCTTTTTACTGGCTCTCGGCACCATGTAACCAATCGAACGAGCCAGGCGTCCGGTCTGATAACCGGGGTTTTCACCCGGTGCCGACCGCGCACGGCGCATCACCAGCCGACGGGCATCACGCATATGACGCTGCCCAATCGTGACAAACGCCCGCCGGACACGGGCGCGGTTAAAGCGCATCTCCGCAGGCTGCTGAACATCAACGTGAAAAAAGGGAGTCGCCATTGCTGCCTCCGTGACTCTGCGTAAATTCGCCCAGTTCCGTACACTCCAGCAGCAGAAAGCGCCGCGCCCCGTTCAGATCGCGCTGACGTTTCACCCGGTACACACTGTCATCACAGACCACCTCATAATCAGCAGTGATCCCCCGGCGGTAGCGAATGGTGATGTAATGGGTGATGGCGTCTCCGGTCTGCGCGGTTTCCTGCCAGGTGGTGGCACTGGTCTGGATAACCTTCGCCCATGCCCGGAACGCAACCGGGTATTGAGGCTCCACGCCAAAGTTATCCGCGGGCATATCCACCCGCTGGCGGATCAGGACGCGTTTATTCAGTTCGCCGGGGTCCGGCAGAATGTAGGTTGCGCTGGTCTGCGCCTGACGAATTTTCATAGTGGTATAAGGCGATAAGGAACAACCAACCAGTTAAAACTCATTGGCAACTCCATTTTCTCAACGTCTGTAACCGACGAGCGGTTTTCGTAAAAATGGCTGATAAGCATCAGCATCCCCAGACGAATATCATCCGGCAGGTGTAGCCCGTCCGGGTCGCTGTCCGGAATGGTTTCATCCGGTGCATAGAGCTTCCGGTTCAGATACGTTTCCGTCCGCTTTTGTGCCGCACAGGCCAGCAGTTGCAGATGGCGGTCATCAGCATCGAAATCCTCATCCAGCCGGAGTTGGGCTTTAATCTCTTCCATTGTCAGAAGCATACTCAGCCCTCTTTACTGGTCGTGGCTTTTTTCTCTTTTGCCGCTTTACTGCTTTTTGCACTGATTCCGCGCTCTGCTAACCCGGCCTGAAGTGCAATCTCCTGCACCCGGGCAGGAAGTGCCCCGTCGTCATACTCACCGGCCCGAATGACCTCAACACGCATACCGTCCGGTGACCATTTCAGATCTTGTTTCAGGATCATGATTCTTCACCCGTCAGAACAGGGGGCGCGGTTCCGCGCCCCTGAGTGATTACGCCGCTGCAATCTTCAGCAGTTTGATGGCCTGCGAATCGACCAGCATCCCGCCGGTGCGCTTGGTGGTATAAAAACCGACAAACGGTTTATTGGTGTACGGGTCACGCAGAATGCGGGTGCCGATACGGTCAACGATGGTGTAACCCCGTTTGAAGTTACCAAATGCAATGGCTTTCGCATCAGCGGCGATATCCGGCATCTGTTCGTTTTCAGCGATACCGTAACCCGCCAGAGAGGACGGCTGCCCCAGCTCCAGCCCCGGACGCCACAGATAGTTACCCTCGCTGTCTTTCAGCAGACGGATGGCAAACAGGCTGTTGTTGTTCATCATGAACTTCGCGCCAGTGCGGTGTGCCTTACGCAGCGTGTAAATCAGTTTGATAATGGCGTCTGCGGTCACCGCCGTCGCTTCGCCGGATACAATATGCTGAAGTTTGCCGAACGCCCGGACCTTATCGGTTTCATCAGTGGATTCATACGCCAGGAACCCTTTCGGCTTCTTGGTGCCATCGCCTGAGGTAAAGGCAATTTCTTCCTGTTCGGCAAATTCGGTTGCCAGCTCGCTGTTGATCCATGCTTCCACGTTGAAAAAGGCATCATCCAGCATTTTCTGGGTGGCCTGCGGGTTACCGTAGATTTCCCCCATGAAAGGTTCAATCAGGCCCAGTTTTGAGGTGGCAGTCTGGGAGCGCGCGTCAGTCTCGCCAACCCATCCGGAAGCCGTGCCGCCCAGATTCACCAGTTTTTTGTAGTCGGAACCACCAATGGTGATCACCGTGGCTTCCTGACGCATCACCACTTCATCTTTCAGCAAGGTCAGAATGTTGCGATCCAGCGCTTCCGGCACGGCATAGCCGCCGTCTTCATCGGTGCCCACCTGTAATGCCTTGCGCTCCAGATCGCGCAGACCATCTTCACGGCCTTTACGCAGGAAGCCCACAAACGCTTCTTTATGCTCGGTGGTCAGTTTATTTTGCGCACCACCTGCCGGACGTTTCAGCTCAAGCAGCTCTTTTTCAAGATCGCTTTTGAGGTTTTCCAGCTCGCTGAGTTTTCCGTTCAGGGTTTCCACCTGCCCGGCAAGCTTGCCTTTTTCCTGCTCAATCGCATCCACGCGCTTGTCGTTCTTTGCTTTGAAGTCGTCAAACTTCTGCTGCAGCTCCTGCGCGACCTGTTCGACATCTTTAATATCAACCGCCATCGTATTTCTCCTGATTAGAAGTTCAGATTTTTCAGTGCATTCAGTGCAGAGCCCACATCCTCAGCGTCGCGCAGGGACAGTGCGCCATAGCCCCCGGCCATGAATGCTTTGGCCTGGGTACGGGAGAGTCCGACATCACGCAGGACTCTTTCGATTTTTTTCTGTTCGGGGATTTCCCCGCGGGCCAGTGCGTTCTTGACGTCGCTGATCCGCGCCTCGTCGTTAGACGGGAACGTCACCAGGCTGACTTCCCAGAGGTCGATTTCTTTCAGCAGAAAGGCTTCTTTGCTCCGGTCGTATTCCCAGTCTTTCAGGACGTACCCAATAGAAAGGCCGGTTAACGAACCGGCCTTCATGTGTGCATGTGCGCGTTTTGCGAGGGGATCATCATCAATAAGCAACCGTCCCCTGACGTAAAGCCCGACATCGTCTTCCTTCATTTCGGTGTAAACACCGATGGGTTCATCCATGCGGTGCTGCCAGAGCAGCGCAGGTAACGCTTTTCTGTCACTCCACGCCCGCAGGGAAGCAGCAAATGCCCCGGACATCACCACATCATCGTGGCTGTCCTTTACACCAAAGACGGAGCCATACCCTTCAAACTCACCGGAGTCACTGACAGATTTCAGACTCAGCGGTACATCAAGACGTTGTTTCGTCTGCATTGGCGTTATCCTTCTGCTTACCGGCTTTACTGCCATCGGAGGGCTTCGTGGTCATGTTCATCGGTGTGAGATAGACATCACCACCGGGACGCGGATTCATATCTTCCAGGTCGCGGCAGTCATTGGGAGAGTAAATTCCCCAGTTGATCCCGGTGGCGTAGGCTTCAAAACGGGACTTCATATCCCCGCGCAGTAACGCCCCGGCGTTAAATTTGGCGTAATAAACGCCCTGCTTACTTTTTCGTACCAGTCCGGTGTTGATCCGCTGCTCAATGCGGGTCAGATACGGCACCAGTGAATAGTTGATAAATCCCAGCCCCAGCTCTTCGATATTGTTGAAGGTGGCGCGATCGGTGTTCTGCACCATGTGCAATGGCACACGGAACAGACGACAGATTTCTTCAAGCTGAAACTTGCGGGTTTCCAGGAACTGGCTGTCCTCGGCGTTCAGCGCCATCGACTTCCAGTCCAGCCCCATCTCAAGGATCATCGGGCGGTGAGCATTGCCAAGCCCGGTGTGACGCTCCTCAAAATCTTTCTTCAGGCGCTCATAAGCCTGATCCGACAGCGTCTGCTCTGTACGCAACACACCCGACGTCACCGCGCCATTGCTGAACAGTCTGGCCCCGTGCTCTTCGGTCGCTGCCGCCAGCGATATTGCCTCGCGGGCATAGGCGATGGGATTCAGCCCCACCAGTCCGTCCAGCGTCAGCGTGCGCACATGCCAGATATCCTCCTGGCTCAGTACATCCGCGGAGCCATCCGGGAATGTGACCTGATAGACCGGTTCCCAGCTACTGTTAAGCTTCGGTACCACACAGCCGGGATCGACGGGCAGCAGTTCAGCCACTTCGCCAAATGCTTTCACTTTGTAGGCGTAAAAGTTTCCCCTCAGGCACAGACAGGTGACCACCAGCTCCCAGAACTCCTGCGGCGTCATATAGCCATTGGGATGCGTGGAGATCAGCTTATGCAGACGTTCGCCGGTGGCTCTCTGTTTAAGGCTGCCGTTCAGGTGATACAGATTGCAGGGCAACATCCCGACCGACTCCGCCAGCACCCTGACACAGGAAAAAACCGCCGTCAGTCGCATGGCCCGCTGGCTGCTGATCTGCTTTCCGGTATAGGTGTCGTAGGACAACCCGATAGCATCCGCCAGCTCTGCTGGCGTGGTCACCGGTGCGTCACTTTTTCGTTGAAATAATCCCGAAAAGAACACTATTTACCTCCGCCGACAGACGACTGTGTACGGTCGAGATATCGCGCCACCAGCCACGACCAGAACAGGCACAACGCCCCGGCAACAACAAACCCCGCCGGGGGATAAATCAGCCAGGCACCATACGCCAGCAAAAGCGCCCCCAGCACGCCCACCAGAGGCGCGAGAATCAGCATGATCATAATTACCTCAGTTAAAGCGAGCGGATCCCATAGGACTCAATGTGGTCAGACAGCGTGTCTTCTTTCTCGTACAGCATGGCTCTGCCAACCGCCATAATCAGCGCAACTGCACCATCGATTTTGTTTTCCGCCTGCTCTTTGACGGGCTTCACCACATCATCGTTACCTGGCATGTTTTTGCCGACCACATTGCCGATACACCAGGTCATGATGGGATTGCCGTCATGATGAAAGCGTCCCGATTCAATCGCTGCTTCCAGCTCTTTCATCGGATCGGACATATTGGCGAAGTTCTGGACGATAGTGACGGGATTCAGATCTTCATCAGCAAGGTCATGTGAGAGCCCGGTCGCCCCGAAGGGGTCGATGGGTGACTCACTGACCGGGCTGATTTTGTTCGCCGCTTTGGCCTCCTCGAGGATGTAGCGATAATCCACCTCTGCACCATCGGTAACGGTCAGGACGCCCATTTCCACCCATTTCTGAAAGCGTTCGGCTGTCCGTCTATCTTCATTTTTCTCGACGCTGTACACCGTGTCATACGGTACCCAGAAGCGCGGGGCCACACTGTAGTAATGCGTTTTACCGTCAATCTCGCGGGTATAAAGTCGCGCCATGCTGTTCATATCCAGCTTACGCGCCAGGTCAAAGGCCAGAATGCACGGCTGCCCCTCGAACTGCTCAAGGGTCAGTGATTTATCCTCGCAGCTCTGCCAGCTCACCAGGTTGAAATACGCCGAACGCGCCGACACCCAGATATTGAGGTGTTTTGTTTTAAAGACGTTTGCCAGACGGGCGTTATTTTTCGCACGCTGCTGCTGACTTAACAAAAATTCGCGATAAACCGACACGCCAATATTTGGATTGGCTTTTTCCAGCACCTGCGGGTCGGTCCAGTCGTCACCTTCATCAACGGTATAGATGATCCCGAACAGTTCATCGTTAGGCACCGAGCCGTTGAGCATCTCGATGACTTCCCGCCGCTTGTCGTAGCACGGCCCCTCAATGTTGTACCCGGCGGTGGTGATGGCCCACATCAGTGGCTGACGTCGCGCCCCCATCCCGGTAAGCATTGTGGTATAAAGCGCATCGGTGGCATGCTCGTGATATTCATCCACCACCGCACAGTGGGGTGATGAGCCATCACCGGGGTTGCCGATCAGCGGTTCAAACCGCGCGCCATCCTCCGGACGGTTCATGTTTGAGGCGTTAACCTCAATCCCGAACGCTTCCGTCAGCATGGGTGTGCGTTTACACATCAGTCGCGCCGGGCGAAAGACTTCCCACGCCTGTTTCTCTGTCGTGGCACCGGAATACACTTCCGCGCCAAACTCGTTATCACAGGCAAAACAATACAGGGCAACACCGGCAGAGATTGCTGATTTGCCGTTCTTACGGGGGATTTCGGTGTACACCTCCCGGAAGCGGCGCAACCGGGTGCCTTTATTGACCCAGCCAAACGCACAGCAGATCACAAATAGCTGCCACGGCTCCAGCGTGATGGGCATCCGTTTGAATGCCCACTCCCCCTTGGTGTGCGGCAACAGCTGAATAAATTTCGCGGCCCGTTCAGCCAGGTCCTTGTCGAAGCGGTAACGAAACGACTTACTTTTTTCCGCCATCAGGTCATCAAGATGGCGCTGGCAGGCCTGAATCACAAACTGGCAGGCCACAATCTTTCCGCGCACGACATTCCGGGCATACTGATTGGCAGCATTTACGTTGGGGTAAGATTTCCGGCTCATGATTCGATGATTTTCAGATTGTCAGAAACGGGTTAGTGGCTTTCTTCTTCCCCGCCAGGCCAATCAGACGCTGGCGGCTGCTGGGGTCGAGTCCGAGCATTGCCCCCGTACTGCTCATCTCGGACTCCTGTTCTTTTTTGGCGGTCAGCTCCGGATTTTTGACCCTGCCGCCCATTGCACCGGTGATGGTGTTGCCCTGTCTGGCAATATTTTTCACGGCACGTCGCCAGAACTCGTAGGCCACGCACCACCGCTCAAGCACCGCGAGGTCAGTCACGCACAACAGGCCCTGACCGCAGAGTTCTTTGGTTGTCAGTTGCCACATGATCGTGGCGAGAGGGAGATTTTCTTCTGCGAACCACTCCGGTGGCTCAACACCTTTGATGGGCGTAAAAACAGGTTCATCTTTATTCAGGGCTCGCTTGCCGGGGTTTCCGGCCAGCGCCTTGCGCGCCGTTGGCTTGGGGCGACGCCCGGAACGCCCCGCCGTTCCAGCCATATGCGGCACTCCTGGTTAAATTTCATTTTTCGCGGGTATAAAAAAACGATGGGGCGGGCAGTCCGGAAGACGTCAGGTCACAGGGATTTGACCCGCCCCTCCCCTCAGACAGTTGAGAATTATTATCACTTCAGTCGTTCACGGGCCGTCTTCGCCTTATGACACGGCCAGCACAGGCTCTGCAGATTGCAGTCTGCATCAGTGCCGCCATGCGCTTTAGGGATGATGTGGTCAACGGTTTTCGCCTCACGCACCACACCGACACGCAGGCACAACTGACACAGCCCTTTGTCACGCTTCAGCACACGTTCACGGATAACATCCCACTTCGAACCATAACCGCGCTGATGACGGGACTGACCTGGCTTATATTGCGTCCAGCCTTCGCTTTTGTGGCTTTCGCAGTAGCCTGACGGGTCAGTAGTGGTATGGCGGCAGCCGCGAACACGGCAGGCTTTTGGGATTCGTGGCGGCATATGTACTAATCTCCGATTTATCCAAATTTCACTGCCATAATACCGACATTTTCTGCCATTATTGGCTCCGTTTATCCGTTAAAAGGGATATCAGTTAAGTTATCCCGTGCATGGTATAAGCCATTGTCGAGACCACTCATTGAATGGCCTCTGCAATAACCGATGTCTTTCCATCAGTCCGCCACCACAAAGAATCTTTTTTGCCATCAGGCAGGGGGTTCATCTTTCAGTGGCTGCCAGTGTTATTTCCCCACTTACTGGCTTGGGTTGTTTCGCGGTACTGCCGTTAATTGGTGAGTCCGGGAATTACGGTTTGCCCGTGCTGTTCAAGGCGTTCAATTCTCGCCAGTAGCTGAGGCTTCTTAATTTTTCCCCAGCGATTAAGCAGGCGACCTGACATGCTGGCAACATCCTTCTCTTTCATGTACTCCAGCATTACGGCATTTCTCTCTTCTTCAAATTGACGATGACCAACCTGAAGCATGGCGTACATCCAGTTAAATGCGTTGATGTAAGCAATTTTGATACGCATTGCTTCTTTTTTGGTGTAGGACATAACCAAAAGCATCAACCCATCCTTGCGGAGACGGTAGAATTTTTGCGGCTTACCATTCTGTAACTCATTGTTTTTATAGCAAAGCTCAAAGTTGAGCTTTGTATCAAACTCAGGAGGGCAAGCTTCTATGGTTCGCTCAATGTCACGAACTACGTTCTTCGGCAGCTTTCCAAATGCTTTTGCCACCATAAAAGAATCTGTAACCGGATCGTTGTTTGCTACAAAAATTAGGTCTCTGAAATCTATATCGTTAACAACGGTTGGGTAGTTCATTGCGTCTTTACCTTTTAGAAAGTGAGCCTGTCTCACAGAAAAGCCGCCCGAGAGAGGTCGCCACCTATAACGGCATTTCTCAGGCTCGCTTACTGAAAGGCTCTCGTTAATATGCGCGTGAGATGCGCTGTGAAATTCAGATATAAAAAAACCCCGCGAATGCGAGGCTAAATCCTGGTATTTGTAATGAACTGGCTCTTATCTCAACGCAGCCCCTTACCGCGCGCCATATGCTCAACTTCAAGCATCAGCAATGAGATGTTTAATCTGGATTCACTCCAGAAGTGATCACCACCCTGCCTACAGAGCCAGATGTGAAGGATGATGAGTAAAATTATCGCTATCATCGAAGGCATTGCGTCCTGATGTATTCCTGAAGCGTTCTCAGTGCTGTTTGGTCGCGGATAATTCCGTCCCGGACACCGAGAACGTTTCGTCCAGCAACTGGAGAGAGTTCGACGGTGGCATCATTGCCCATGCCGGAGGCGCCGGAGGTTTCGGCTGAGGATGGCACAGGGCATTTTCCTTTGACGAGCACCCTGCCACCATTATCAAGCTTGCGCCGAAGAGCATCATTTTCAGCTTTCGCATCAGCTAACTCCTTCGTGTATTTAGCATCGAGTGCATCAGCAGCACGCTGGCGTTGCTGCATGTCAGTAATGGTGGCGGTCGCCTGCTTCAGCTCACTGACTTTTTTATCGCGCTGCTCTTTGTAGGCGATTGCGTTATCACGGTAATGATTAACAGCCCATGACAGGCAGACGATGATGCAGATAACCAGAGCGGAGATAATCGCGGTTACTCTGCTCATACCTCAATCTCTCTGACCGTTCCGCCAGCCTCTTTGAATTTTGCAATCAGGTTGTCAGCCTCATGCTCGAACTGGCCATAACCAGCGCCCGGCAGTGAAGCCCAGATATTGCTGCAACGGTCGATAGCCTGACGGATATCACCGCGGTCAATCATCGGTAAAGCGCCACGCTCTTTAATCTGCTGCAATGCCACAGCGTCCTGACTTTTGGGAGAGAAGTCTTTCAGACCAAGCTGCTTACGATAGGCATCCCACCAACGGGAAAGAAGCTGATAGCGCCCGGCTGCTGTTGATTTGAGTTTTGGGTTTAGCGTGACAAGTTTGCGAGGGTGATCGGAGTAATCAGTGAAGAGTTCACCACCGACAATAACGTCATAACCGTGGTTACGTGTCGGTTGTCGTCCGTTATCCGTTCCTTCTGACCAAGCCACCATATCAAGGAAAGCTTTACGCTGGGAATTTAGTACCTGCATAAATTACTCCTTAGAGCCACCAAACTTGTTACCGATTACTCTCATTGCAGCCCCACGAATAGCATCGACACCGATCAACCCAACGCCACCACCAATGGCAACAGAAAGCGATTTAGGCCATCCGACATACTCAAGAGCGGATGCAAAAGTCAGCGTCAGAGCGCCGCAGAGCAAAATCTCGAGCGTTTTTCGCTTCCAACCACCACCACCGCCAAAATAGGCAATGCGCAAGCCAGCCATAACGATCGACATAATTACTGCGCCCAGCGGTGTGTCTCCACGCCACCAGCTCTGTAACAATTCAAGTAAGTCAGACCAGGAATGAGGATCGTTATGCATTTTCATAATTCCCACCTCCGGTTATCGGAAGTGCAACGAGTGAAGGGAAAGAAGCTGGTTATAGCGCTGAGTCGCAAAAGTTGCGTAGTGCACAAAAAAGGCCGCCCACAGGCAGCCTCTTTTTATAATTCATTGAGTTAACAACATTTAAATGCTGGTGGTATAGACGGTTTTTCACCAGAACGACAAGCCGGACACCATGACTGAACGATATGCCTTCCGTCTCCCATATCCCTATAACCAAAGTCTATTGTTTTATAAAAAACGTGCACTCCGGCATCAGCAGAACATTTTGGGCAAGATTTATATTCAACGCCATCTTGTTCAACTTCTCGTGAATAACTTAATGACTGCTCACAAACAGAACAACGCTCCACCATATATGCTCTCCTGTTTTTGATAGAGATTTATGGGTAGCAATTCCATTCAAAAGAAACATTGAAGGGTGTCACTTTTTCAAAATGAGCGTAGCTGGCTGCCAGTTTTTTGTACAACATACTTTAAGGAAGGAGAGCCTTAAAAACACAATTGACATCAATAAAAAACCGCTCGGTGGCGGGTTTTTGACATTTACCAACGGTAGACATACAAGGCCCATCGTTGAGAAAATCTTATCCATATTTTTTGAAAAATGCAAGTATCACGTCGACATCTTCGGCGAAAATTATCTATCTTGTCACTTTTCTCAATTGCGATTCAGCATACGCTTCTTCCTGCCAGCACTTTGTAACCAGTTTATTAATAACGTCTGCATATCCTTTGTACCACTGATAATCCGTCAGGTCCGGTACCAGTTTCTGGACATGATGCCGCGCCAGTGTGGTTGGTAAACGGCTAAACCGGTTGCCATTGCAACGCCCACAAATCTTATAAACAGGCACACCATGAAGCCGGGTTCTTTTTTCATCCAGGACAATACCTTTACCCTTACACCCTCTGCACGCTGTGCTGACTTCTCCCTTACCATGGCAATGCTGACATAGTTCCTTCACCCACTCTTCCTTGATAACAGATTCCCCGCTTCTGGAGTGTTTCACCACTTCGCGCAATACATTATGAAATCCAGTACCAGCACAATGCTCACAGCGAGCCTTACTTGCCGCAGACCTGGAATAATCAGCAAAGGCAAAATTCACAAGGTAAGGGATGATCTGTAACCGGGTTTCTTCACTCAATTTGTTCAATGTCGGGTTATCCAGTGCCATCGCGTAATTGAGCAGACCTTCAATCGCAAACTGAGGATCCTGAACACCAACTTTTGCCAGGAATAAGGCAAATCCAAGCGGTGCTTTCGACTGCACCATCCCCTGCGCAGCCATCACATCCGTAATCGTTAAACCACCCGAGCCTGTCGCCGGTGCGTCATCGCTCAATTTTGGAGATTTTGGGGAGTAATATTTTGGTAAGGCTTCAAGGTTCATGCTCGTTCTCCACTTACGCCAATACGCCAATTGCCAGCGCACGATCGATAAAACGAAATATCAGCTCCAGCTGGGAGCCATACTTCTCTTCAAATGCCACGGTATCCGCATGCAGCTCGTCGTGATGCTTTCTGCACAAAGGCAACACAAAAAGGTCATGCGCTTTTGTTCCCATTCCACCCTGACCGTGACCTATCAGGTGGTGGGGATCATCAGCAGGCTTTCCACAACATGCACACGGCTGTGTCTTAACCCAGCGCGTGTACTTTTCATTAACCCAGCGGCGACGTTTTGGGCGTAACATAAAAGACTCCGGCGACTCCGGATCCACTTTCAGCGCCAGCACCTTTTTCGCCTTATCCTGGATGATGCTGGTGGCAGGAACCGAAGGCACAAGGTCACTTTCCCGGGTGACAGACGGCACAACAGGATTCGGTAATCTCAGTGCCTTACGGGCTGCGCTTTCCGGTAAGGCATCCGCCAGATCATTACGAACCAGCCACCAGCACAGTTCCGGCATTGTCACAACGTGACTGTCATCAAAACCGAGATCCCGACGCACAACAGACAACACCCAGCGGGCACAGTTATCCGTTGCCATTGATTCCAGCCGTTCCGTGAACTGATCGCGCAGCTGGTTATCGCAGTGCCAGCACAGACGGATTGCGCCCGGAGCGTGTCGCATTGTTGTCATGTTCTCGCTGTGCCAGTCGGAATGAGGCCACTGGCAGCCTTTTTCACGAAGTAACCAGCTTTCAAGACATTCCACGCCACCAGCACGACGGATCACTGCCTCATTGCGGAACACGGCCCGAACAGCAGGATCATCCGCCAGCGGTTGTGATGCCGCCGGAACGGCACCACTGGCAAAAGATGAATAACGTTCTGGCTCAGGCTCCAGCAGGACACGCCCCTGCATAAACAGGGGCATCAGCTCTGAACCGGGTCTGAACAATACGATCCCCATACGCGGGGCAATTTCAGGGGTCAGTAATGCTCTCACGGTCACCTCAATGAACGGTATCGAGCAGCTTTAACAGCTCAGGGAATCGGGATTCGAAGAAATGCGGCTGCGTCTCGCGCGGATTTGCGGGACTGGTGATGTTCTTGCCGAACATGCAGCCTTTCGCTGTCAGCGACCAGAATTTTTTGATGTTGTTAATCGCGGTACGGCTGTATCGTTCGCGTTGTTCAACGATCCCCAGCTTCACCATCTGGTGATATGCCTGATTAGCCGTCAGGCGGATACCATACTGCTTCAGCAGTGCACTCAGTGACAGCGTAGGGCGACTTGAGCCATCGGGTGCATCGGCAGGAGCATCAATTGCATAGCGCGGAGCCAGATTCGGTAAGCCAACAGCCTCCTGGAGTTTCTGACAAGCCCCAAGCACAGATGAGTTAGACAGGTTTAATTCCCGACGCATAAAGTCCAGCAGAATCACACCAGCCTGCATCTTGTCAGCAGCCTGCCCGGATAATTTTTCCGGTGCGCTGGTTACCATATCGAAAGTACGGATCACCTTCAGATGGAATGACGGGCTGATCCACATTGCATAGGCATAAACCAGTTCCTTGCAGACATACGTTCCCCGTTCATTTCCCCCATGAATCACACTCACCGGGTCAACACCCAAATTCTGGGTGTTGGTCAATTCATGAACAAGCTCAACAGTTTGTTGGCTGGAAAGAAACTTTCCTGGCTCCTTGGTTCTGGCATTTGCACCAGATGCTACTGCTGCGCGATGCAGATCGTTCAGGCTGTAACGCCCATAAGCATCACGACGAACTTCAATACCATCAATGACCATCAGATTATTCATACTTCGTTTCTCCTCTTAATCAGGCGGCTGCACCCGCCGGTTTCTCATACTTACTGATAGTGATCTCGACCTTCCCTTTCGGGATAACCGGTCCCCACTCCACCAGCATTCTTTTCACCTGTCTGTCGTCTTCCCACACACCCGCATGGGTCAGGGCGTCAAACAGCGCCTTGTTATAGTTGTCCAGATCGCGGATCCGGTTATCCGGAGGAAACAACACGATCTCCACTGAAGCAGGTGCCGACGTTGGTTTCGGCAGACGACGTAACTGCTCAACTATTGCTGCGCACGCCGCGCTCTGAAATTTTCGCCCCGCCTCGCTTATCAGGCTCTTACCAGCAAATGCCCCTTTGTTGGGGTGTCGCCAGTACGTGTTCACACTGGGCGGGAAAGGAAGGATCAACTTCATACTTTCAGGCCCCTCTCATGTAACCAGTGGGCTGCACGCAACCTGGCGTTCTCCTCACCGGCAAGCAGTGCGCGGATGATACCGACCGCTTCGCTGTCGTCGTCCTTCACTGCGGTATGAAGCGTGATCCCCCGGGCCACGCCACGCTTTATCGTGATGACGCCTTTTTTCTCCAGTGCGCGAAGATGCTCCACCGCTGCATTCACTGAACGGTATCCCAGCATGGTTGCCACCTCCTGATTGGTTGGCGGAAAGCCACGCTCTTGCTGGTAAGAAATCAGCATATCCAGCACCTGCTGCTGGCATTGAGTTAACGTCGTCATGCCGCCATCTCCCTGACAAGTTTTTCTGCCTGCTGGCGAACCTGCGCCAGAAACGCCTCACCACATGCCTCAAGTTCATCGCGCCCGATGTAGCTGATTGCCGGTCCCTTCCAGGTCTTGTCGAAAACAGCAATAGCACCAGCGAAGAACGCTCCTGTCGGCACCTGCTTCTCGTCCTTCGGGATAAACCAGGCAGGCAGTTCAAAACCAATACGCCCACGAATAAAAGCAATATGGTCCGCATCTTCCGGCCACCACACTTCGCTGGTGGCAGCTTTGATCAGGAAAACATAGCGCCCGCCCTTATCACGCATGGCACTGGCATGTTTCATGATGTAACGCATGCCGGTGATGTATTGCCCCTCATGCTGACTGGCGCGGCTGTATGGGGGATTACCAAAGGCAGCACCTTTAAGCTCCGCAAGACGTTCTGACCAGTCATGCGCCAGCGCGTTGTCTTCCGCCGTGTAATACGCAGCACATTTGGCGTTATCACCGTCAGTGAACAGATCCAGAACAAACGGGCCAAACAGGGTGTTAATTCCCCAGAAAATGTTGTCCGGCGTGCGCCACTGATCGCCCACTTCCTTCAGTTCATGGACTGGTTTGTTCCGCAGTTCCACCAGCGCCTGGCAATATTTATTACTCATTAAGCCCCCACGTAATTCCCTGACAGATACCACTCTTCACCCGATGCAGCGCGCTTGCTGCTTTTCCGTAAGCACCGCTCACGACGCGCCAGAAAATTGTTTCGTTCTGGCTGGGAGTGGCTTTCACGGAATGCCGCCATCCACACGGTTGCAGCACGACGGTATAAGCCCCTTGACTCCAGTTCTTCAGCCTGGCGGGTCAGGCACAAAATCACCCGTGGATCGTTAGTGCCGACATAGAAATTGCGCACAGGTCTGGTTTCACGAACTGGTTGTGGTTCCGGCTCCTGCGCTCTCTCAGTCAGGCGCGGGAAATGTCTGCGTGTATCCCCTTCACAACGGTGAGCCACACGCCCACTCTGACGTAACTTGCTTGCTGACTGCAGAACGCGCTGCCGTGAGTAACCTGCAAAAGCATCCGCAATGTCTCCGGAAGTACACCCCGGATGGGCTTCAATGAATTTCTGAACTTCATTCAAAAGACTCATGATCACCCCCTGAATCCTGCCGGGATCTGGCTGTAGTCCACGTTGTCGTAACTGGCTTTGAAGTACGGGTCCTCGCGTCTGGCTGCAGATACCGCAGGAACTTCCCAGGATTCTTCGAAATGACGATCCGGACCAAAGAACGTGACAGCCTGTTTCACAAATTGTGTGCCGCTGTTACCCATCGCAGATACCCAGCCCGCGTAGCGTTTCACACCTTCCAGCATGGTTTCGGGGTTTACCCCCTCATTCAAACGGGCTTTCCAGGCTTTGAAGGCTGCAGATTTTGAATTGCCACCAGCACGTTTGGGATATACCAGCCATGCCTGCTCAAACTCCGGAGAGTATTCCGGTCGGTTTGAACGAACTCGCACGGACTCATCAACAGATGCACCAACAGCTATTGGTTCATTGACTGGTTCTTTGACTGGTTCAAAAGAGTGACTGGTTCTGGGTGAATCTCCTGCACTACCCCCTGGTGCAACTCCTGCACTACCTGGTGAATTTGCTGCACCAGATAGTGAATTATTTGCACTACCCCCTAGTGAATCTCCTGCACCATCCAGATGAAGGAGATAGATATTACTTGAGTTACCTTTTTCACCTTTCCGGGTGACTTTTTTTACCAGCCCGGACTCACAAAGGGCCGCAATATGATTCATCACAGAACGTTTGCTAATCTCGCACTGGTCAGCAATATGCTGATAGCTGGGCCAGCACTCACCCTGATCGCTGGCATTATCAGCCAGCTTGATCAGAACCAGTTTTCGCAATGGATTACCCACTCGAATTTTCATCGCTTTAACCATCAGCTCCATACTCATGCTGCACCTCCGAGATGCTTCATGTTTTTTCCGGAGCGAAAGGCTATAAGCGGCATACTGACGCGGTAATTACGGCCCAGCGGTTCACAAACCACCTTCTGACATTCACGGTCAACCAGGCTAACACGTAGAACATGCCCTGCAGGCGTGGTGTACCACTG